ACGTCTAAACAAGATAGTAGAATTGAGCAGTTCTACTACCTTTTCTGCGAGAGCAAAACACAATTGGGTTAACAATCCTTTTTCAGAGTTGTTTGATCCTTATTCTCTATGGTGGACATTGGGGGTAGAATGGCACGTTGACGACATTGATGAAGATAAAAAATATTCAATTATTTTAATTGTTCAGAGTGACAACTATGAACTCTACTCTTCTACAGTAAACAATGATACTTTAGAAAAACTCTTGAAAAATTATACTCCCTTTAAAAGCATGGATGATCAAATAAACTCTTTATTAGTCCAAAGAAAAGATACTCAAAAATTAGTCTTAAAAACGGGAGATATTTTATTACTAGATACATCCTGCTACCATAAGCTGGAAAACACAAAAAAAACAGAAGACCCTTTTATGTTTATTAACTTAGATATTGACTTTATTCCAAGAGTCAAGGAAGCGGTCAAGGTTGTCAATTATTTTGTTCACGATTTTTTTGTAATCAATGAGAAGTAAAACAATGGGAGAAGAAATTGAAGAATGTATGTCTCCAAGCCAGCGTCATTTTTGGCTTTGCTGGTATCAATTATCTCTTTTAGAGAAAAAGGTCTGTTTTTATTTTCTTTGTGGGTTTGATAACAAAGAAATTGCTAAAAAACTTTTACTAAAAACTAAAATAGTGAATGATTATACGACGGCAATTTTAAAAAAATTTAATATTTCGACTCAACCTAAGTTTATGTTCTTTTTCTATCAGCATACGGGATGGGATATAGCCAAAGATATGATTGACGACGACGAAAAAGAACAATGCGCTTTATGGGGTGTTCAAAAATGTCTAATTCCGCCTAGAATATGGAAAAATATGTAGTTTAACGAAAATCTATGACTAATACTACCGAGAACACATATACACCAAATTTTGTTTCTCCGCCGGGAAAAACCCTTGCTAAAATCCTAAAAGAAAGAAAAATACCTAAAACTGAATTTGCTAGTCGCATGGAGTTGCCGAAAAAGACTATTAATCAACTTATAAAAGGTAAGGCAAAAATTACTGTTCGTATTGCTTATAAAATGGAATTAGCCCTAGGCGTACCTTCTGCTCGTTTCTGGATAGAGCGTGAAAGACTTTATCGAGAGTCTCTAGTAAATCAAATTGATTTGAATATTTTTACAACTGTTAACGAGGATTTATGAATCTGTACCTAATTAGAGATTCAGTTACATCATTTGGTCTTTTTGTTGCAGCAGAATCAGAAACAAAGGCTATCTGGCATTGGTGCAATTATTTTAATAGCAATAATGACAATCCAATCGAAATAGAAGAAATTAACATTAATACTTCTGGTATCGTTTGGGAATGTGGGTGGACTACTGATACTAACCCCTAAAACCGCTCCTAAACCGATTAACAGGAGCAGAAGTAACAATCGTGCTAATAACCTTTTCATGTCCCTGAAACTCATTTTCAAGGGAATAAAATGCTCCCGATAGGCTATCTACAATGTCATTAGTCGGGGGTGTTTTTTTGCTACCATCAAAACCCTGGCAGGCATTTAAAAACCGAGTGTTCCATGTCCCATCTCTTAAGATAAAGATTTGTCCCCGACTAGCTGCCGTGGCTACTGGTAAAGCTCGTGTTAGCTTATCCCCTTGAGGTACGATCGCTTTAACATCATGGTTCGGATGATTTTCTCTAATTACATTAGTAATGGTATTTTCAACAAATTTACCGCTCGATCCCCCTTCCTGTTCCCATCTTACGGCTACAGTTTTCCCGTCCAATTCAGCAGTATTTTTAAGCATTAATTCAACTTCCCCTACCTTTTTCTGCTCACAGATATTATCGGCAATCACATAAGCAAATTCCTTAATCTCAGTTGAATCTGACAATGTGTCCTTAATTCTTTGGTATTTGTAAATAAGAGTGCCACTGGTATAACAATGATAGTTTTCGGCATTCTCTTTGGCAGTTGCCGCTAAATCCCAGAATCTTACTTTACCTATTAACTTCCAATCATCGGGTATTTTATCGAGAATCTCAAACCAAGTCCGATCAAATACTGTACCAGCTTCGTATTTAATCTTCCAGTTACCTCTAAGAAGTCTTTCTCGTTCAACTTGATGAAGTGAATAAAGGTTAGCTAAGTAGGTAGGGTTAACTTTTATCAGTTCTCTATTATCAAAAATTGTGGCAGGAATAAAAGTAAAACTCTTGATTAAGTCTTCTGGTTTAATGCTTATTTCTTCATTTAATAAAAACTTTTTTTGAATATCATTAGGAATCATTTCAAAAAGCTTATCTTTAAGACTAAATTTATCAATTAATTCTTGTTTATTATCAGCCCAATAAACCGTATCTCCCTGCCTAATAAAGTATCGAACTATTCCCGACCTTTCTTCAATAGCATAACCGTCTTTTGGGTTGATCCACCAAGAGATAAAACTAGCTACCCATGAATCAGCGTCGGGGTTACAGGTTGCTCTAACAGCGGGTTTAATTCCTGATACAGACCGGTTTCTAGAGAGAAGATAGAAAAACTGTTCCTGCGTAAAATGGGTTAGTTCGTCAAAACCGATCCTAGTAATCTGAGAGCCTTGATAAATATGAACGGTTTTTTCATGCTGTAAATGCCTAAAAGATACCCTAGCACCACTAGGAAACCGCCATTCAAGACTAGGTTTTTCTATAAAAGTACCCTTGATAGGATAATAGATTTTACGACTTTCATCCACTAATCCCCCAGCTTGAGTAAATTCAGGATAAGTCCGGCGAAACATGACAGCCCGGTAATCAGGATTGTCGATATATTCTTGACGAACAAAATCAGTTAATAAGGCTCTGGTCTTTCCTGCTCCTGCGGCTCCACCGAATATAATTACATCAGCGTCAATTTTCCCAAATAAAGCTTGTTTTCCCTCTTGTAATTGAGGAAAAACAATTTCTTCTTTGGTGTTAACAAGTCGATATTTTTCGGTCGCTGTTTTTATCTTTGAGAGATTTTTTAATGATAATTTACTCGCTTTCATCGTCATCGCTTATCCTAGTGGGAACCATTACATCATCATCAAATTCTGCACTATCACGAATAATCGAGGTCAGTCCGTCATCGAGTTTCTCTATACCAGAATGTCCTATAAGTTTTCCGTCAGGGTCAATAACAGCTAATCCGTGCTTTTGAACAATATTAATTGCGTACTCGATGGTGTCAAAACCTAAAACTTTTTCAAAGGTATCAGTCAATGTTTTAGCCATAGTCACTGCGTCTCTATGATTCCAATTTCCGTTAGGTTCAATTGTTATGGCAATCGGTCGGCCCGATTCATCTACAGAATCTATCCGACGGCGAGAAATCGGATAATTAGTCATCTGTTCAATCTTTTCGAGGTTTTTTAGAGTAATCTTTAGAGTCTTCTCTCGGATTTCTCGTAAAATGCTATCAGTGTAAGCTTGTTGCTCTTGAATTTTTAAAAGCCAATAGGCTTTTGCTCTTTCTTCCCACCGATAATTTTTGTGTGCTAACTGCCAGTCATCGGGGACAGTTTTAGCTCGTTTAAATTTAGTCTTCTCTATCTGTTCCCCAGAAGCTTCCCCACAGTTACTGTAAGCTCGGTTTAAAGTGCGATAGCCTGATGGAATAGGAAGGTAAAAAATCTGAAATCTTTCAAACCAATCAGGGGTTTCTAGTTCTTGCTGTTCCCAGATAGGATATTTGGTAAACTCGATTACCTCTTCATGAATAGAGTATGTACGCTTTCTGCCTCGATTAGTGACAACCATTGGTTATTATAGTAGTAGAGTTACTTAATCTTACATCAATCATGACAGATAAATTAGAAATTGAGTATCGACGGCTTTGCGACCTAAAACAACTAAAGGGTAATTCCAAAAAACACGCCACTGAAAACACCATAGCTTCAATATTGGAGTTGGGATTTAAAGACCCAATTGGCTACGATCCGAGCTTAAACGGCGGAAAAGGGGGGATTACTGAGGGTCATGATCGGTGTGCCGCACTATTAGCAATTAAAAAGCGCAAAATAGATCGACCTAGAGGTATAGATATTGACAATGATGGGGAGTGGATGGTTCCTATTTTAGTAGGAGTTCACGCTAAAAATGAGGCTCAAGCTATAAAATACTCGATTATTCACAACCATTCTACGATTCACGGGGCGGGGCTTGACCTTGCTACGGAATTAAAGCTTTTTGATACTGACTTACTAATTAGCCAAGCTGAATACCTTGATGAAGAGGGGGAGAATTTAGGAGTAATCGGCGATTTAAATTCAATCCTAGAAGCTTTAAATACTTCAGATAATTTAGATAATTCTGATAATTTTGAATCGAATATAACAGATAATTTTTCGGGAAAAAACAAAGAAATTGACATCGAGGGTATGGATGGGCAAATGATAATTAAATTAAGTTATACAGAAAATGAATACTGGCAAGTAAAAGAACAATTAAGTAAAATAGCATCGACACCCGAACAAGCAGTATGGAAGCTTTTAGGTAATGACTAAACATAAATTTGCATATAAGTGGAATTTGTCAGATGGATACCCAGCACCCGGAATTGAAAAACATGGGTTAAAAGTATTTGGTACTTTTATCTGTGGCGGTGGTTCGACTATGGGTTACAAGTTAGCAGGTTTTGACCATTTAGGAGGTGTTGAAATAGACTCGCAGGTAGCTGATGTATATAAAGTTAACCACAATCCTAAATATTTATTTATTGAAGATATAAGAGATTTTGCTGATCGTACAATCTTTCCTAATGAACTTTATAACCTAGATATTTTAGACGGCTCACCTCCCTGCTCTTCATTTAGCATGGCAGGAAATAGAGAAAAAGACTGGGGGAAAGAAAAAGTATTTAGGGAAGGTCAGGCTAAACAGCGACTTGATGACCTTTTCTTTGATTACATACGATTAGCAAAAAAACTACAGCCAAAGGTCGTTATCGCTGAAAATGTTAAAGGAATTATTCAAGGTAATGCCAAAGCGTATGTAAAGCGAATAAAAGATGAATTTGAAAAAGCAGGATATAAAGTACAGTTATTCCTCTTGAACGCCGCAAGCATGGGAGTGCCTCAAAAACGTGAGCGAGTGTTCTTTATTTGTCAAAGGAATGATTTAAACTTTAAAAATCTAGAGTTAAATTTTAATGAAGAGCCAATTTTGTTTGGTGAATTTGGAACAAATGAAATTGGAGAAGCAATTAAATGTAATTATATAAAAAAACTTTTAAAAAACCCTATAACATCAACAGGTATTTTACAAACACATAAAAAATCAATAAATATGAATTTAGGTGCGGTTGGTTTTACATTTGTATGTTTACCAAATGTTACACCATTAACAGTAATAGCAGGCAAACATAAACTAATACACAGTAACTTAAATAATTATATATCAAATAAAGCAACTTGCCTAATTGGTAGCTATCCACTCGATTACAACTTTAAAAATATCGATCCAAAGTATTTAATTGGTATGTCAGTTCCTCCTGTAATGACTGCACAGATAGCGCATCAGATTTATTTACAGTGGTTTGCAGAATAATCAGTACAAAAGTATCCACAATGTCATGTTATAACCTGTCACACTTCGCTAACAGTTACTTGTATCTTTCATCGGAACTACCTTCCACTAAAAAGTTTGAAGCTATTGCCACGGACAACATAAAAAGATTATGGTTTTTTCGAAGACATTTAGGAATAGAAATGCCTGTTGCTATTAAAAACATACTTGTTGCTATATTAAATTTAAACTGATCCAACCAATTACGTTTTTTAATTGGGTTTTGTATGTTACTTAACAATAAATCCATTTTACCATTCTTGATAGTTTTATCATAAAAATTTTTCAATACCGTTGATTTAGGGTTTTGTCTTGCTTCGTTTACTAAGTCATTAACATATTTCTTGGCT